AGCCCGTCGCATCCCAACTGAACCCGCATTTTTCCCGCTGGCTCATGGGATTCCCGCCCGAGTGGTGCGACTGCGCGGTTACGGCAATGCAATCGTTCCCCAAGTTGCGGCGGAGTTCGCCAAAGCATATTTAGAAATTTCCCGATGATTTCATCATTCCATCCCAACTTCAAAAACCTCACGGGCAAACGCTTTGGTCGCTGGACGGTTCTCTCCCATGTTCCTACGGGTAGAAAAGGATCTTCAACCTGGAGGTGCCAGTGCGACTGTGGGCGCATCAAGCAGAACGTGTTCTACACCGCTTTAACAACGGGCAAGTCTCTCTCCTGTGGATGCCTTAGAACCGATCTACTGCGCGGTAAAGCAGTGGATGTGAAGCCGGAAAGCCCAACTGCTGCTGAAGAACCTATTGGCGATTTGGCTGAGCTTGAGGCGATGCTGGTTGATTCCAAGAAACCTGTGGTATCAGAGGCTAAAAAACTCATCCTTAACGATCAACGTCTCTGGCGCTGTATCGCTCGTTGCCGGGTCAAAGGACTCACCTACAAGGGTCAGAAGCCAACGGATTTCTACGTCAAGCTGGCGATGAAGGATGAGCTTGCGATTTGGCTGAGAGGATAAATATCTTATAGTATTTGTTGCATCGACAGAATCGGTGTGCGATGGTTGGTGACGATATGAAACTAACAGAACAAGAAAAACGAATCAAGCTGGCTGAGGCTGCTAGGTGGAAGGGAATCTCTGAACAGTTCCTTGTGGGGTATGCACCGTGGAGAACTGAGCCTTACTCAGACCGCGTGAACGCTTGCCCAGTGGACGAATTGGAGTGCTTCCCGCTAGACCCATTACCCGACTACTTCAACGACCTCAACGCGGTGCAAGAACTTCAAGATAAGTTGACGAATGATCAACAGTTTGAATTTGTTTATCATTTAAACGATGTTCTTGAGCTTGTTCCGTTAAGTTCGCCAGCAAGCTATAGGGAGGTTGTTTTGTTTGCGTTTGCCAACGCAACCGCAACCCAACGCTCCGAAGCTCTCGGAAAAACCCTCAACCTTTGGTAAAATATGAGAAACATAAACCTCCCCAAAACAAAAATATACATCCGCTGTGACGCCTTCGGTGGTCCAGAAAACGAATTTGAAACAGCTTGGCTTGTATCTGTTCGAGCGATGCGTAACCGTCCATTCTGCTTCCAAGCATGGGTCGAGAAATACGCTGCCTGTTTCGACAAAATCCCGCCTCAGTGCGTCTATTGGTATGAACCAGAAGATGATCACAAGCCTCTTCCGCTACATAAAGTTCAGATGTGGGAATGCCTGTCTGGTTCCATTGAGCTTTGGCGCAAGGATCAGTTAAGCGACGTGCCAGTTTTGGTTAACCTTGGCAAAGGCAATCCACCGATAGGAGGCCACTACTGGTTCACGATTGATCACCTGCCAGAAGGGCAATCATCTGGCCTCCTGGACGTGGGTGACTCCGAGCTACTTGAAGAGCATAAGGAGGGTAATGTCATTAAATTATCCAACGGCCAAATTGCAATCTATCCAAATAACCGAATCAAATGGCTTCCCGTTTCGCTGACCGGCAAAGACGCAGCCGCAACCATTCCGCCCTGGAGCGTTGCAACAAATAGCCAGTGGGACGAATGGTGGTCTGACTCTGACGAGATCCTGGGCGATGCTAAATGGGCGTATTGAAACAAACGTAGAACATAAATATGAACCGTTCCTCTCCATCGTCTTATTCTCCGTCGCTTGTTCCTATACTTATGAAAGACCTACACACTCCAATCGAGCCAAATCAACTGCATCCGATGTTGTTGGATGATGCGAACATAGGCAACATCGTCGCATTCGACTGCCGCGAAAGGATGCTCACCATCCAAGTCGATGAGATGCCAAGCGGCAAAAAGCCTGGACACAGACTTGGAGCGCGGGCGATTCTGGTATTCCTGCCGGAGAACGACCCACATCAAGCGACGGCAGGCGATGAACTACCGAAAACATAACCAAAATCCACATTGACGCAGGAATTAAACACGGAATTAAACACGGAAATGAAACCCATGAAGACCAATAGCGCCTTGATTCGGCTTCCGAATGATGTGGCCCGTTGCGATGGCGTAGGATTCGATGAAAACGGCAGTTGGAACTGGCGCGAAGGCTGTGAGACGTGTTTACGCCGCACTGCTCCACGTGGAGACATGATGCTCATATCGTTCATCCATCCGCCTGCGATTGTCGCTTTCGAGTGCGAGTTCCTCATTGAGCCAGACAACAATCATCTCAACCTAACACCTTAATGGGACGCTCACCAAAATCACTCATCAACGAAACCTTCGGCAGCTTGATCGTTGTCGAACTGGTATCTCGCAACACTCATGGCAATAGCCGCTGGCTGTGCCAATGCGAGTGCGGCAACAAGACCGAGGTATATTATCAAAATCTCACCTCTGGAAGTGTGCAGTCCTGTGGCTGCTTACCCAAGGGAAGGAAGATTGGCTCCAAGAAACAATCCAAGTAATGATCATGAATACAGAACACGACAAACCAACGCCTCCTTTAGGATTCAAACTTGTTAAGGGGGCTGAATTAAAAGCTCCATTTGATACCAGATTGCTCGTGTTTACCGATGAAGAAATATGGGGTGGATCTATTTACGCAAATTCAGGTGAAATAATGGACTATGGAGATCTTTCTTCATGGTATGCGACTCCAGAACAATCCATTTCCGAGGAGGCCGCAGCAATCGTCGCTGGAGAACGTCAATCTGACTACGGCGATGCGAACGAATCTTTTGCTCGCATCGCAAAGCTGTGGAGCGCCTACACAGGCTCGACTATTGAGCCGTGGGATGTGGCACAGATGATGATTCTTCTGAAAGTCAGCCGAGCCAAGACGAGCAAAAAGCGAGACACCCTGGTTGACATCATTGGATATGCCGAGTGTGCAGGGAGGTTGAAGAAATGATTCTGGAAACCGAAAAACTGCAATGCAAAGAGTGCTACCACAAGTTTCTCAGAAATGAGAGGCTTGAAGCAGATCATCCATTTGAGCGTGCGGCGAAATGCTACGGATGTCCAGATTGCAAATCTATCGACTGCTTCATAATGCTCTGTGATGAGCCTGGATGCTATCAAGAGGCAGACTGTGGATCGCCGTGCAAGGAACATAAATATCGTTGGACCTGCCACAAGCATAAACCAAATAAACTTAACAAAGCTAAATAATATGGATATGGAAAACCTTAAATTGTGCATGAATTGCAAGTGGTTTCAGCCTGACGAGCATCAACCAATGTGTGGGCATGATGACGCAAAATGTGGGTATATTGACCCTGTAATGGGCAATCATCGAATTTGGAGGATGGAATGCAGGGATATGCGACAGGTTGGACGGGAATGCGGTCATGACGCCAAACTTTGGGAGGAGAAAATGTGAAAAAGTGTAAAAGTCGAGCACATGCAGAAAACAGGCTGTAAGATCACAGTGGTTGTGACTGGCCCTCAACGGGAGACTATATACGACACCTTCTAAGAATAGCCCCTCAATCAGTCCCAGTCACAAAATATGTGATATTTACTTGCATAGTCACATGATTAGTGATATTTAACATCAATGCAGAAGATTATTGAAAATGACCTTATTCAGGCGCTCTCCCATTTGAGCCATGGTCACAAACTTCTGTATCGAATTTTATGGGAGTTGGCGGATGAACTTGGAGTTGTCGAGTATGACATCGGTATGATCTCTGACGCAGCGGGAATCAAATACCATGACAACGACTTCGATTCGTTTGGTAAAAGGGTGGTTCGATTTAGCGATCAGCAGTTATTTTTGCCGCTGTATCTATCTAGGCACATTAGGACATTTGATCCAAATAACCCAGGCCAAAAACGAATTTGGAGAAAGTTGAAGGAGCGTTGGGGTGCAACAAAGGAGGACATGGAGCCTCTTTATTCTAGATGTAGAAAGGCAGATGTCTTGAATCTCCTGCCAAAATTTCCCGACTACCATTTGGACGAGAATGGAATAAAAACCTGGCTTCTCGATTACCGGAAGGGCTTGGATAAGGCGCTATTGGTTGATACGCCTTACGGCTGGCCTGAACCCATTGATAGCGCATTCAAAAGCTATATGAAGGCAAGATTGGCTAGGTGTATGAAAATCACCACCAAGTCAGAGAAAAATAGAAATCTATTGGAGCCTGAAAATGTTCTGGCGCTCCAAAAGACCGTCGCTCTTTTCTTGCAAGAGGGGTATTCTGATTTTCAGATCACAAAAGCAATTATTGATTCAGAGAGTAACAATTGGTCAGTATTCAAAATCTATGAAAAACCAGCAAACGCCAAAAAGCATTCTTGAACGACTAACTGAGTTCGAGATTCGGCAAAAAAACGAAGAGCTAGAAGTCCACGAAGAAGTCCGCCGCTTTATGTCCGACCTTCGTAACCAAATGGGAGAGACTGCCGAGCAATTTGCCGCCAGAAGTGGCGGCGTTAAGCGTCATTACATTTACATGATCGAGTCTGGCTCACGCAGATGGAGTCCAGAGATGCTTGAATCATTTACCAAATCACTACAGCCATGAAAAAGTTTTACGAGTATTCTGAGATAAGCTCCGCATTTGAAGAATTTGCCGACAAGGAAAATGGTCACATTCCAGACCAATCTCATCCAAGATACATAGGTCTTGGCAGATGTTGGGGATGGAGAGGGCCGTTAAATAATTGTGGCTATCCAACAATTCCAGTTGTTGGACGAAGCCTACTAGCTCACAGAATCTCATTCTCAAACCACAATGGAGGTATTCCATACAAGGCTTGCGTTTTGCATCAGTGTGACAACAGATCATGCACAAATCCTGAACATTTACATATTGGCACCCATGCGGACAACATGAGGGAGGCATCCGAAAAACGCAATAGAACAGGGAAAACTATCACAAATTCCAAAAACGAATACATGCGGAAATACATGCAGAAATACCGGAAGAAAAAGAAGGCAGCCGCCAACAGTTGACTCCACCCCATAATCACCGTAACCTTACCACCATGGAAAAGAAGTTCTCTAAAACGATCAAGAACCCTGACACTGGCCGTGAAAAGACGGTGAAATATGGCCAAAAAGGCAGCAAAATTGGTCCTATTGGCAGCAAGCGTGCTGATGCGTATTGTGCTCGCAGCAACAACATTGCTGGCGATTGGCGCTCTGATTCTAATTCGCCAAATTCCCTGTCGCGTAAAAAATGGGGATGCTCAGGTGCTAAAAGCGTGAAGAAGAAGTAACACCATGAATACTGAAACAGTCTGGATGTCAGTCATTCTTCTTTGCATTCTATTGGTCAAATGCCTGACTGAAATTGGAAAACATAATCTCAATCTACCATGAAAGACTCCTGCTACAAAAAGGTCAAAGCAAGCTACGACGTGTTTCCATCGGCTCGCGCTTCTCAAGCCATTGCCAAGTGCCGCAAGGAAAGCGGCAATGTCCGCAAGACTGAAGCTGGCTCCAATCTCAAACGATGGGAGAAGGAGAATTGGAAAGACCAACGCACTGGCAAGCCTTGTGGATCAGGTGGTGATAACGAGTATTGCCGACCAACGAAGCGAGTTTCATCCGATACCCCTAAAACGGCTAGCGAATTAGGGCGCAATAAGGTTCAGGCCAAGATGCGCGAGAAAACCCGTGTTGGCATGGGTGCTAAAGTCAGTGCAGCTAAGTAACAATTTGCCCGCCGTGCCTGTGCTGGCCGAAGTACCTCGCCAAATTGGATTGGTAATTACCGACGAGAAAGTAGTGGTCGAAAAGCGCCAGAGAGCACACAACTTATGTGAAGAGGCTCAGCCTCGGATCGAGACTCTTGCGGCGGCGGGCAGCTAATTTCAATATATCAATATGGACGAAATGACAAAATCCCACAAGTGCCGAGTCAGGCATGGAGACTATCAGTTTATTAAAGGATCAGTCCTTGATATTGGCTGTGGTCCAGACGCCATCAAACTTAATCCACCATCAACCGTTCGAGGTTGGGACTTGCCTGATGGAGACGCGCAATATCTGACCGGCGTTAATGACAAGTCGTTTGATTGTGTAGTGAGCGCCCATTGCCTGGAGCACATGAACGATCCAGAAGTAGCTCTTCAAAACTGGAGCCGAGTTCTCAAGGAGGGCGGATATGTGTACATTCTAGTTCCGCTCTATAGTGCTTATGAGAAGTTCCGCGACTTCCGTTTTGGCAGTTC